GCGGATATGTCATCTGGAAGTGTCACAGTTACTGATGATAGTACATCTACAACTAAAGACACTGGTGCTCTCATAATAACCGATGGTGGGGTGGGTATAGAAGAAAACCTGAATGTTGGTGGTTTTACCAAGGTTTGGGATAATAGTACATCTACAACGACAACTTCAGGGGCCTTAAAGGTTGTTGGTGGTGTAGGTGTCGTAGAAAACCTAAATGTTGGTGGTGTTACAAAGGTTTGGGATAATACAAATGCTGGTGCTACGAACCAGGGTGCCTTACAGGTTGTTGGTGGCCTCGGTGTTGGTCAAACTATTTTTGCGGCGGATATGTCATCGGGTAGTGTCACCGTCACAGATACAACCCAGGCCACCTTAACGACCACTGGTGCGCTCAAGGTTGCTGGTGGTATCAGTACACAAACAAATGTACACGCCTCCAATGTATATACATATGGTGGCCTTATTACCAATAGATCGGGTACTTGTAAGAAGACATACTCTCACACAGGAGCTTTACCAACTAATGCTAGTATAGCAAATGCAACCTTCACTGTGGTTTTCTCAAACCATGTATTTCAAGCAAAAATATACGCGGTATTAGTTGAAGCTACAGCTACCGTGAGTAGCATTACACAAGAATGTTGCGGTGGTCATTTAACAGGTGGTACACCTGGGACTATAACTTTAGGTAGTACATCTATAATTGGTCAGAGTGCTTGCCCATGGGATCCAGTAGTAGCATCCAATGCGACCACTGTGACTATTAAGGCAAAAGAGGCTGTTGTAGGCGCTGGGAATTACAATATATTTGTTGAGTATCTCTCAGCCCATGCTGGTGGTGCGGTGTTGAAGTTCACAGAAGGTGGTTCAGATGAAATTGTGTTTAACTATTAATTTCACAAAAATACAAAGTATACAATTATTTTACGAAATACAAGCTTCGTAAAATAATTCATTTTAAAAAAGTCTAGTTATAATAGTAATGACTACAAATATACAAACATTCGCTGGTAATATTGGTATTGGTACAAATGATCCAGGTTCATACAAACTAAATGTTAATGGGAGTGTCCAAGCCAATTCATTAGTCGTTGGTGGTGTTACCAACTCCGAAGTTCCAGTTGGTATGATTGCTTTGTGGTATGGAACCGTGGCTAATATCCCAGATGGATGGACATTTTGTAACGGTACTGCGGTTTCCAAAAGTGATGGATCTGGTAATATCACCCCACCGAATCTGAGGGATAAATTTATTCTCGGTGCAACAGCAGATTCTCCAACAGCACCTTATCCAGGACAGACGGGGGGGAATCATTCCACGACGTTAAGTACGGACAACCTCGCGTCGCATGCACACTCTGTTACAGTTAATGACAGTCCGAACCACCAACATGGAGCGGGTACGAACGGTGCTGGCTCTCACGGTCATGGCTTAAGATCTTTCAACTACGCACTAGGAACTTATGGTCCAAATCAGAATACTATAGGTTGCTTTAACGGATATCGGTTATCACAAAGCTATGTTAATTGCACACTTGGTGCCCCCGGTGGTACCAATGCGGCACCTAATCACACTCACGGTGTTAATATTAACAGTGGTGGCGCTCACGCTCACAACACTTCCGCCGCTAACGCAGGGAATGGGGTGGCTTTTGATAACCGGGCGGCTTATTACGTTCTCGCCTATATCATGAAGATTTAATTTTGTACCACTATAATATAATGAATATCAGGGCAGTTTTAGACCACATTGCAAAGATAAATGATTCATGGGTATACACAGATGATATCGAAGTATACGAAAACTTAGTTTGGGGTGAGGACAACGAGACGACAAAACCAACTTTACAAGAATGTGAAGACATATGGAACGAGATAATAATAACTCAACCTATGGAGCTTTTGCGCTCAAATCGTGATAAAATGCTTGTAGAATGTGATTGGGTAGTCATTCGTGCGTATAGTCAAGGTGTAGCAGTACCAACTGAATGGTCTACTTACATGCAGACACTGAGAGATTTACCAGCAACTGTAACCCCCAAACTAGACTCTAATCTCATGGTTATCACAAATACGGAAATATTCCCAACCAAACCAACTTAGCTTAAAAATAAAGTCTCAATATAATATAAAATGTCAGGTGGTATTGCACAACTTGTCGCTGTCGGTGCTCAGGATGCACACCTCGTCGGTCAGCCCGAGATCAGCTTTTTCCGATCTACTTACAAGCGTCATACTAACTTCTCACAAACTGTGGAACGTCAGGTGATCCAGGGGAATGTGTCTAACGGTGGTATGTCCACCGTGCGATTTGAGCGCAAGGGTGATCTCCTCGGTTATGTGTACATTGTTCCAAATGATGGCTCTAAGACTACTTCGTACACCGCAGCCCAATGGCGCACAAAAATTGACAAGGTTGAACTTCTTATTGGTGGTCAAGTCGTTGATGAACAGGATTCTACTTTCTCTACACTCATCGCCCCACACCTCTTAGCGGCGAACATGTCCAAATCAAAATTAGGTGACATCTTCGTGGGTGATGCCCGATTTTACCCACTCCGCTTCGCTTTCTGTGAGAACTGGCAGACTGCCCTCCCCCTCATAGCGCTCCAATATCATGATGTGGAGCTTAGGATCACTTGGGGTTCCGCGGCGGCCACTGATAAGTGGGATATATATGCGAACTACGCGTACCTTGACACCAACGAGCGTGACTATTTCGCTTCCACCCCCCAAAACATGCTTATAACCCAAACCCAGAAGGCTACTGCCTCTGGTACCAAGATCCAGGAGCTCAACTTCAATCACCCAGTGAAGTACCTCGCCGATGGCAAGGCCTCTGCCATGGAGATTCTCCATGATAGCAACAAGCTTAAGCTCCAAATCAATGGTACCGATGTGACTGACTTCAAGTTTGCCGATCCAAACTTCAGTCATGTCTCAATGTACTATCACACGTCATACACTAGTGCCCTCACCGTTGACGGAAAGGGGCTCTTCTTTTACCCATTCTGTTTGGAAGCCTCGAAGATCCAACCCACTGGTTCTCTCAACTTCTCTCGTCTCGATTCGGCTCGTGTCGTCAATGATACCAAAGACTCAGATGATGACATATACGCGGTGAACTACAACGTTCTACGCATTGAGAATGGTATGGGTGGCCTTTTATATTCTAACTAATTAATAACCCACATGTGGAAACTAATTTTCCTCCTCGCAATCGTTTTTGTATTGATGTATGACCCTAAATCCATGAGACTTGAAAAGTTTATTGGTCAGCCCACAGCTCCAATCCAAAAGTCGTGTGAAGATACGCATTACCAATCTGTCCAATTTGCCCAAAGCCCTTATGAATGTCCAACTCCAGGAAGAACATATATGGGTGTAATTACTTAAAAAGATGAACCTCACATATAGTATAATGATTCAAATGGACCGTGAAACTCTCATGATGGTGGCTACTATTGTGGCCATCGCAGGTGTGATATTCCTCTTCCGAGAGACGAACAAGACTAAGCAGGATGTTGATAATCTTAAAAATTTCTCGGCCCAGCTCGTCCAGAAGTTGAGCGCTCCCCCACCTGTACCCCACCCCGTGCCTCAGGTTGAACCCGTTGCGGAACCAGATACTACTGAAGAAAATGTAGAGGAATAAACATATCCGGGTAAAATAACTTGCGAATACGCAATGAAAAAGTATAAAGCTATAGCGATACCGGTTAGCTTTGCTGACGAAAAGCCTATATTTCTCACTGTGAGAGATAGGAGATTTAAGGATTGGATCTTCGTTACAGGTGGGTGTAGAAGGAGGGAGATCTTTAATCCTATTAGATGTGCACTTAGGGAACTAGAAGAAGAGACCCGTGGTGTGATATCACTAAAAAATGGGGAATATACAGAGTTTAAATTTACAGTCAAAGAGAGTCCCATGGTGGATTTGGAATATAATGTATTTGTATTCTTTGTGGATTACAATAAAGTTCAACAAAACTCCCTCGTCAAGAAGTTTTATGATGAAAAACAAAAAATGAATTTAAGGAAGATACAGAAGTTACCAATAAAGAAAACATATGATGAAAACGATTATATGAGTTTTGATACTCTTGAAGAGTTTAACACACGTAAACGGTGGAATCTCATAATTGATAATGTTGTGAGGAATCCAGAGTTTTATTCATGTGTAAGTTCTCTCAATAGAAAAACCTTCTCTATTAAGTAGAATGAAGTCCAAGGCTTACATCTTAATGCAGATCGGAGAGTTCCTCAAGAAGAATAGGGGTCTCTGTGATAAAGAGATTGAATGGTGGATTAAGGATAACGAAAATAAAACTGTGTATGAACTTTTAAATTTAAAGAAAGAGTTTTCTCAAACTCAGGAGTACCAAGATGTATCTTGTATGAGATGGTTTAGAGAAGAAGAGCAATAACAAGGTATGTTTAAGAAGTGGTGTAACCACAACAAAATTAACAATGCAACCAATCTATCGCATGTACTTATGGACGGTGGCGTCCTTTCAGTCCCATTCGATAAATTGAATGACTTTTATGATAAGTATATAGAAGCGGTCAAGAAGGGTGAAAAATTATTCGTCGTAGAACAAAAGACTGAGACATATAACTTTTTCGTTGACATAGACTATAAAGATGAGAGATCCCTCACACTCGTGGAGATTAAAGACATCTGTAAGATTATATGCGACAAAGTGAAACGTCATGGTGGTAAAGAATGTCTCGTGTCTATCTCTCCATCAAAAAAAGCTGGTGATCTCATAAAGACTGGGGTACATTTAAACTGGCCAGGGTATGTCGTTGATCAGGCTTCGGCTCTAGCGTTGAGGGAGCATATCCTCGTGGCACTCTCAAAAGCAAAGGGGGCTATGGATTGGAATGAGATTGTAGACTTGTCTGTTTACGGAGACATCCGGCGGAAGTCAAAGGGGAGTGGCTTCCGTATGCCATGGTCCCACAAAATGGCAAAACATCAACAATGTGGGGGGAAGGGGTGTAAAGAGTGTGATGGCACCGGTAAAATTGTTCAAGTTGCATACCTTCCTGTGTTCGTATATAAACATGGACCTCTCAGCACCCTCCTAAAAATTGATCAACAGCCAAATATTGAAATTCTCAAAATGTCTGCCATTCGGACCACTGACCCTCAACACATCACAGTGGAACCTCCGTCTAAAGTGGTCAAGGAGGGTACTTTCACAGATGCTCAGACCAAAGATGAAATACAAAATGATGAACTCAGGGGTTTCGTTGAGGACTTCATCCAGAAGAATCTGGAAGGGCAAAGTACATCAGTTGTGACAAAGATATTCAAACATAAGGAGACGTACCTCGTTTCAACAAATTCCAAGTATTGTGAAAATCTGAGAAGGGGTCACAACTCTAATCATATCTGGTTTCATATAAGTGGTTCTGTGATTGCTCAAAAATGCTTCTGTAGATGTGAAACCATTCGGGGTAGACGAGATGGTTTCTGTAAAGACTTTTATGGTCGTAAACATCAACTTCCCTCCAAAATAGTTGAGAAGTTATACCCCAAGAAGGAGGAACTCAGAAAATGTCCAGAAATTAAAAAATTTGAAGAAAAACCCCGAATTAAACACTCTGATATAAAATTACCCCTAGAGTCATTCATGCATAGATGTATGAAATGTCCTAAAGATACACATGTTGTGAGTATCACTCAACAGAAAAATACATTCACCGTTTTGACGACATCGTCACATTGTGAGACTATCAGGGGTGACCATGAAGATTGTACAATGTCGTATGTCATCAAAGGAACAAAGATAACTCAGAAGTGTCCAGTTTGTAAAAAGAGTAACGCTAAAATATATGAACTCAGTGGTAGTGTCAAACAAGCACTCAGACCACCCGGGGAAAAATAGACGTTTCTCATTCTAATTGAGTTTAGGGTCATTTACAACAAAATATACTTAAAAGGTAAGCTTCTTTATGTATATAATGGTTCAGACTCGTAGACGTACTACCAGACATGTAAAGAAACCGGATTTTTACACGCCAGAAGAGACTATACTAGAAGATGATTACACACCTGAAGAACATGAGTCCGATGTGGACTCGTCTATTGACACGGATGAAGATGATTATTCCGATGAAGAGAGTGAAGATGACGAGGACGAGGGTAGTCTAAAAGATTTTATAGATGATGATGATGAGGAAAGTGAGGAAGAACACGCTTAAAAAAATCAATATATATATATAAAATGGAGACTGATATAGGAAATCCAATTGATTATGATCCAATCCGTGATCCACTTGATAAAGATAGTGAGAAGCATGAAGATAGTACACCTATTCACGACGAACAGTACTATATTCATCCTTCTGAAATGACATACCCTCAACAATATCAGGATTCTGAAAAAAATGATATTTTTTCTAACATTGACAAATCTACGTGGATTATAGCATTCGCTGTATTCCTATTAGGCTTCTTTATGGGTAAAACTATGCAACCAGTAATCCTCAGGTATTCATAATCTCTCCTGAGCGTCTCTGTAATTTTTGTTCTCTCGTTTCAATAGGAATTTCTATTTCACCACTCTCATGTGGAAATCCATACAACCAATGATCCTCTGATATACTTGAGTATGGAGCGAACGTTCCAATATCACCATATACAGGTTCTAGTTCACCTGTTATATCACGATCCATAACTTGTGTGGGATACCTGGGCATTATGAATGCATCCCTTGTATCTTCAATAAACCCTTTAACTGTACTCGCCTTGTTTTTTGAATTAATATCAATATTGAATTTTATATACGGTTCAAAAAACAAAACGAAAAATATACTTGTCAAAATGATAGTAATAACTAATCTCCACATTTTGTTTTAAAATTAATGAATATTATTTTTTTAATTAAGCAGATGAAACTTCTGGTTCACCCTCCTCTTCAGACTCCTTGATAGTCCCGTCGGTTGAAGCTGCTTCCTCAGCTTCACGCTTTTTACGTCGCTCTTCAACCTCGGTAGCAACAATCTCATCAGCTTCCCTGACGAGTTCATCCATCTGGGCATCAGGCTTCTCCTTCTTGAGACGCTCAATGATATCAGCTGGATGACTGAGAGGTGCTTCGTCTGGTTTAGTATAAAACTTAGAGTTCTCATCACCAGGTTTGAGGAAACTCTTAGAATCCATCATATCCCTCTTGCGATCGTTGAACATACGAGTAGCTTCAGATTGGTTATCCCTGTAGCCAACCATAATCTCTTCAAGCTTCTCATTTGTGTAGTGAACATCTTCAATCTTTGTGGGATCAGGTGGAATGAGGAGCCACTTGTACATATCAACAACGTAGATGTCAAAGGTAGAATCCTCCTTTTGGAGACGCTTCGCGTGGTTAGCAGCCTCATCGCGAGAAGAAAAAGTCCCACGAATCTTAATACCAAACTTATCATTCTTTTGGGGAGCCTCTGGACCTACAACAGAGAGACACGCATATAGCTGACCGGGGACGGTAGTATAATCCTGTTCAAGAGACATCTTATATACTGTATACTCTCCAAAACTTTAAGCCAGCTTAAAAGGGATATACTAATACACATTAATGAGAACATTTTGGGATAAGCAACCTGTTCCCCAGGAAGGTGTCAAATATGAAAGTGGTCGGGAAATTGAAAAGGAGAGGAAGATTATAATGGAACCTGTTCAACTCCCCTATGGATTTTCATGGAAAGTGTGTTCCGTTGAAGAAGCACACCCACTGTTGAATGAATACTACCTAACAAGTGAATCCTCCATACTTAAGTATTCACTTGAAACTTTAAAGTGGGCAGCTGAGTCACAAGGTTATGAAAATAGGGGTATTGTTCATGATGAGACTCAAGAACTTATCGGATTTATCTCTAGTGTTCCAA